TCGTAGGCCAACAGGGATCTTTGGCGTAGCACGCCGCCGCATTCCCTTGAGCATGTCGCTTGGTGATAGTGCTTATTCCAAAACTCTACATTGCAGACCGGGCATGTCCTAACCTTACGCTTAGCTTTTCTCAGCGCATATCCGCAGACCCGCGAGCATCCGATCTGAATCGCTGAAGATGGCTTAAACGGCTTCCCACATTTCGGACATTCCCGCTTTGCCATATCAGTCCGAGATCGTCCCAATGCACAGCATTGAACAGAGCAATAGACCCCGTGCGAACTCCCCTTCGGGTGGAAGCTTGCGCCGCAGTGCGCGCAAACCGTAGTGCCGCGCCTACCGCATCCAGAACAAAACCTCTGCCTGCCGCTGTTGGGCTTAAACTTTATTCCACATGAACCGCATTCCTTCTCCGCGTAATCACGTATCACCATGCAACCATTATAGGTTACAAACGGAACATATAGCACTACAATTTCAGAATTTTATTGCTACCATTGTCCCAGATCATGTCGATATCCGAGCCGTTGCTGGTAACGGGCAGGTTCGTAGCCACGTTTATGTTGGCGATCAACCGCGACGTAGCAGCGCTGCCCGTGTCCTGATAGATCACCGCTTGCGTTCCGGTGCTGCCACCAGCGACGGCAGACCATACGGTATCAGCCGCGTCGAACACTCCAGCCGTGGTCGTTTTGCTCGCCAGGTTAGCCGTCGTCGCGATCCGATTCCCGCCCGAGATATCGGAGAGGAACTGATCGGTTGAGGCATTCGCCGTGTAGCCCGACGAGCACAGTACGACCTTGATGTTGTCCGAGGTAATGTTGATTTCAGCCTTGAGAAACGATTCTCGGGCCTTGTCGTAAACGAAATTTGCCATAAGGCTCCTCCTGCCTCACGGCAGTAGTTGAGTTGTGATTTGGTGGGGTGCTACTTAGCCGATGAGGCCCTTGGAACTGGCCTTGATGCGGTCGAAGATCACCGAAGCGATCTGGCTCGGGTCGGTCCCGTAGTTATCGCCACTGATGTTGATCTGTACGGTTGGAGTGCCCCCACCCGCCGCCGCTTGCTGCTGCGCTGCTACGTACTGCGTGGTGAGATCGCTCCAGCTTCCGATGGTGGAGTCTAGCGTCTGCGCCCACGCCGGGATGTCCTGCCCGTCCGACGTGCCAGTGAACCAGCGTAGGTAGGCGTCGCGCTCCTGAAGGGCGTTGTAGTCGCCGCGAACGCCAGTCTGGGTGCCAGTGAAGACTCCGGGAAGCGTGGATTCTTGGGTGCCACGATCAACGGCTAGCCCACTGTTTACGCCGTAGAGATTGCCCGCTACGGATTGCGAATAGATCGGGGTCCCATACTTGACCATCTGCGCATATTGGGCGTTGAGAATATCGAATTTGTTTTGCGCGGCTTCCTTTTCGGCTGGTGTCCGCTTCTCATCTTGGACGATTTCGCCAAGAGCCTTCATGTCGTCGCCGATGGCCTTGATGACCTTTGCGAACTCGCCTGGATACGATTTCAGACGAGCGGTCATGGCGTCGTCCTGCTCTTTCAGCTTGGCAGCAAACACGTCCAGCGTGGCCTTCATGGTGTCGCTGAAGGATGGACCAGTAGCGGTCGGAGTCATCCCCTGAGGCAGCACCGAAGTAACAGGACCGCCTGTTACGCCGCCTCCGGCGGACGCTCCCGTCCCAGTGTCGCTGTAGGCGTTGGTCCAACTTCCGCCCTTGTTCACGATGACGTGTGATCCGCTAGTGCTCACGTCGGTGTTAGTGGTCGATCCGTTGGCGGCATGCATCCAGTAAGGAGCAACAGGCGTATCAGTGCGCGGTATCGGTGTCGTGGAAGTCGAAGTCCAGCCGTTGAGCGGAGATACCCCAGCGAATCCCGTCCCGTCGATGGACTTGCCGATCAAAGTCGCCTTGAGATCGTTGTATTCCTGCGTGGTGTTGTACATCACGCCGTCAAAGGAACTGCCGATGTCCTCCAGTTTGGCGCGGACTTCTAGCACGCTCATAGTCGTGGTATTGACAGCATCCGCGACTATACCGCCGCTTTCGATGACTGCTTGTGCAACCGCCGTCGAACCAGCCGCCGAAGTCTGCGCGACGTTGTAGTCACCAGCCGCGATTCCGTTAGCCAGTATCGAAGTCGAGTCTGACTGCGACATCATGACCGCATCGGCGATCGTGTGCGCCGTACGCCCGCCGACGAGATAAGTCGCCTCGCCGAGTTGATTGACCGAGCGAAGTACACCGCTCATTACCTCAACGGCTGGGTCGGTGGCTCCGTCGGTCGGAGTCGGCGTAGTATCTGCCGCTCCACTGCCACCGCCGCCCGTGTTGTCTCGCAGCCATGGACCAAGCGTCCCGCTCAGGAAGTCTACGATTCGGTCAATGGTGACCGTTACGGGGTCGAACAGCGCGGGGCGGATCTCGGACACACGAGCCCTGATGTCGTCCAAGAATGCACGCGAATCATGCAGGGTTTGAAGGATCGAATCGGACTGCTCTCCGGTCACGATCCATGTCTTGCGGGTCGATTCCTCGATGCGACCGAGCGCCGTATTCATGTGCGCGAACTGGAAGTTGCTTACAACGCCGGAGATTGCAGAAACTACTCCACTAACCGCCCCCACGATACTAGTTACGGATCCAAGCCCCTCTCCGAGACTGCCACCCGCCGACGCAGCAGGTGCAGCCGCCGCTCCGGTAGTCGTCTTTGCTGCATCAGCACCGACACCGAACACCTTGCCTATTTCCGTTCCGAGTTCCTTAACTGACTTGGTGATACCGCCGAATCCATCGCCACCAATCAGGCTCTTGATTGACTTCGCGATGAAGTCTCCGATGGCTTTATCCATCGGCTTGATGAAAGCGTTAACGAAGTCCTTGGCAATGTCCTGCCAGAGCGAGTTGAGCGCACTCTTCAGGTCTACCTTGCCCTTCGTGAGCAGTTCGGTCCAGATGTTGTCGAGCCCAGTGGCTACCGTTTTTCCAACCGACGTGGTGAATTCCCCCCACAGGTTGATCATGGTCTTATGACCGTCTTTTGTGATCTGGGCCAGCTTGTCCATCTGGACTTTCCAGTCCTCAGGAACGGCTTTACCAGCCGCGATCATGGCCGCCGCGTCTGCTTGATACTTTGCTAGGCGTGCCCGCTCGACATCGCCGATCTCAGCGTCGCCTTTCTTGTACGACTCAACAATGTGGTTGTATGCAGCCGTGACAATCTCCGCGTTATCCTGCGCGGACTTAGCCGACTTAGATCCGATCGCGTCGAACGCCTGCTCCAAGTCCATGTGGGCCTTGGCGAAGTCCGTCTTCATCTGATCCAGCCTTAGAACGTCCTGATCGCTAATAGTTTTCCCAGCCTTACGATCAAGATCGATCATTTCCTGGTAGTGCTTAATCCAAGCCTGTTGCTTTTGGTCAATCGTGCTTTTGTTGCTGTTAAGAACGGTCGCAAGAAAAGTATCGGACGCTTTAGTGGCGTCGTCGTACGCGAGCTTCGATACGATTCCGAAATGGTCGAACGCGTTGGCTAGATCGGCAATATCCTTGATAGCCTCACGCGCCCACTTCATATCGAACGCGGCGTTCGCGTCCGCAGTGGTCTTGATGGCCTTCGCCATTACCTGATACTGGACTAGAAGCTCTTCGAGTTTCGCCTTCACCTCGTCCGCTTTGGCGTCGAAGTCGCCGAACATCGACAGGGCTAAGCTGACATTCTCCGTTCCATGGAACTGGTTCTCGAACTTGGTCATCTGTGCGCCAAGCTCTTCCATTTTTTTGCGGTGCGCCTCTATCTGTGCTGCGGTTTCTCCATGCTTCTTCCCGAGCGCATCGAGTAGGCTGGTATTTGCCGCAATCGTTGGGGATAGGTTTTTATGCGCTAACGCCAACTGCCCAGCGGCGATAGCGGAATCGGCCGTTGCCTTCATACCCACCGTCATTGTCGCGTTGAGCTTCTGCTGCGCGGCGTCCATCGCGGGGTAATAGCCCACGAGGATCTTGAGATTCGTTACGACATCGGCGAACGCTTGCCGCACTGCCCCTAACGGAGTCAGCAGGCTAGTCCACGAGATGGCGGACATCTTTGATCCAAGCTCATCAAAGAATCCAGCAGCTTTCTGGACCGAAATGCAGAGCGGATCAATCTCGTTCTTGGCATTGGCTCCAGCAGCGGACCACGCCTCGAGACTCCCGCGCGAATTGGCGGTATTCTGCTCTACAAACGTCAGGACGTTACCAAGTTCATGAAAGTCAGAGGCGATGCCCTTGATCTCAATTGCCGCCAACGCAGTTCCTGCCGCGACGATTCCGAGGGCCAATGCCGCCGACCCAGCCGTTACGGTCGCAATCGCTGGATTTAGATCGGACAGGTAGGTTACGAACTTAACCATACCGACTAACGCAAGCCCGAATGCGGGAGCGAGTGCGGCAATACCTGATGCCATTTGCCCAATCAGCATCAGCAGCGGACCAGCCGCCGCAGCCGCACCGCCAAGGGCCAGTATCCACGTCTGCGTCGATGGGGCCAATTGCGAGAACCCGACGGCTAGATCATGCACCTTATCCAGCAGCGGCTTCATCCCGTCAAGCGCGTTCTCCATCGCACCCACGAGCACCTTACCGAGCGGTTCGAGCGCAACTTCCAGTTCATTCCTGAAGCGCTTCAGTTTGTCCGCAAAAGACAGCGTATCCTCTGCCGCCTTGTTGATTGTGTCGCCGCCCTTTTTCATGGCCGCAGTGAGGTCGTCTAGGTCCAGACGTCCCTCTTTGATCGCTCGGAACATATCGACGAAAGCCCTGCCGCCCACCACCGTCTTGGTAAACAGGGTGGCCTGCGCGTCGTCGAGTCCCTTCACCTTTTCAATGAATGCCTTGAACGCATCTGCGCCTTCGAGCCCAGCGCCCGCGAATGTCTTGATTGCAGTCCGCAATCCGGGCATCACGGTCTGAAGATTCACACCCGCCTTTTCAAAGGTCCCCAGCATTACCGCAGACTGCTCAAAATCGAGACCGAGAGCACGCAATGGTCCTCCGAAGTTTTTCAACTCCGTGGTCAGCGTGGTGACGCCCACCCCAGTGCTCTGCGCTACACGGTAAAGATAGTCGAGCTTCGCGCCGGCATCAGAAATGCTGACGCTCCAGTCATTGAATGCATGCGATACAGACGCGCCAAGTGGGGCGATTGATTCCCCCATGAGTCGGGATAGGTTGAGCATTTGCGTGCTCAACTGCTCCAGCGGCTCCCCTGTCGCTCCCAATCCGATGCGGATCGTAGTTAGTGCGTCGGTGACGTCCTTGGCGGAATTCGGGACGCTGGCAAATACACCCCTGAAAGACTCCTCCATGCGCGCTAGATCGGCCCCTACCGCTCCAGTTTTGGCCCGAATGGTATCGCTTGCCTCATCGAAATCCATCGCTGCCTTGCCAGCAGCTAGGCCGATAGCGGCCAGTGGAGCGGTCAAAGCGCCCGTCAGCCCGACGCCTAGGCTGGTAAGCCTATCGCCTATCTTGTCGAGCGCCGCAAAATTGCGATCTACAGAAGTAGCAAGCCCTTCCAGCTCACGCGCAAACCCAGTTATCCCGGCTACACCATCCGCGACGTCAACGCCGATACGCATCATGAGTGTGCCGAGATCTGCCATGGGTTTCCTATCTAGGTTTTGCTGCTTGGAATCGCCGTCTTAGATCGTCTTCGGTCTGCGGTACAACGCTCGTCATGAAGTCACGAGCGATATAGGGCAGTGGCCGCTCTTTGCCGTCGCGCTTAAGCTCCCACATGCCCGCTTTGATTAAGCAGGCAAGGTACTCTTCCCATCGATGCCGATCTCGCCAGCGCAAGTAAAGCGCCATAAAATCGTCAGGACACATCTCCCAAAATTCAGCGTCCGAAACGCCGAACTCGATAACGGCCATCGACCACGCCTCTACGATTGGGTCGAGATGGACTACTGGACATCCGTAGAGATCGGTGTCACGTTCGACTGCGGCTCCGGTTTGGGCTGTACCGTGCCGCTCTTCGACTTTTTTACTGCGTCCATGATGTCGCGGCCAGTTGCCGCTCGCAAGACAAGCGCGAAGTACTCGTCGCTCTGCTCTCCGTCCATCAGGTCGGCAACCTCCCCGACAGTTGGTGGCGTCAGGCTTTGCAATTTAGCCGCACACTCCAAGCCAATCTGAACCAAGACGGGTAGTAACTCTTCGTCTGCCTTATCGAAACCCTCACGCTTGTTGAAGGAAATTCCGAATTCATCGCGGATTCTCTTGAGGGCACTGTACGGATAGAACAGTGCCCTTTCGATCCCGTCCGCGAGGGTGATCTTTACTGCGGGGGTTGCGCTCATTTTCTCCTCAGGTTTGGTGTTAGACGTAGTGCGGTACGGTGGTCAATCGGAGAGTGACGTTCCGCATGATGATTCCCGACGGGTCGAAGGCGGATCCGATTTTCTGAACGAATCCCTCGAATTGCTTTGTTCTGTTGCTCGGATCGGACTCCTGAAGCCTCCACCGACGGACTTCCTTTGCGCTCTGCATGGTTTCCAGGGCCTGGTGCGTCACGTCGGCCCCATTCCAAACAATCGGGAATGAAATCGTTCCCGGTTCAGGGAGCGTGGGGCGATAGGTCTTGCCGACTTGCGTCGCAGTCGGTGTGCCGTGGTTGGTCGTTTCGATTTCACCGAGCGTTACTTCCGGTCCAGTGATCGTCATGACTCCACTGACCGGAACGTAGGTCTCTGGCGATCCGCAATCGCCATACATGATGTAAGTGCCCTGGGCGGGAGTTCCCGCAGATGTCACGCAAGACATGGCTGTTCTCCTCCTGCCTCACGGCAGTAGTTGTGGTCGTAAATGGTGACCGAGGGCGTCTCACGACGGCCCCGGCATCGCCTGTCTCGCGACAGTCGAATGTAGTGTTGTGGAAACTTTGGTAGCTCTTGCTGGACTCGAACCAGCGCGCTCTGGGTTATGATTCCAGCGCTCTACCAACTGAGCTAAAGAGCTATGCGTGCTGTTGGCGTGCCCAGTCAGTAACGGGCCATGGCTTCATTTCGTCCCACGGCTCGACCTTGAGTGGTCCTGCGTGTACGAAGCGGCCATCTGCTGGCACATCGGTGATAAATCGGATATCGGAATCGTTGAGGTGCCCTTCGCGCATCCTCTGCTGGATACGCGGCAACTCTTCGAGGCGCGGGGTGTCCCCTTGGCACATGTGCCTGTAGCAATCTTCCGCCGCGTTTTTCCAGTCGATCGACGTGTAGAAGTCCAACTTACGCACGCGATCTTCACGAGCGACGTAGCCGTAATGCTTCAATCGCGCTGGGCAAAGGCCGCGACCGTGAATGAATCGCTGAGGAACCGATGAGCAGTGCAGGTTAGGCTGGTCATTGCCGACCGTGCGTCCGAATGGAGTCGCCATGAAGCGAAACTCACTGAGCATCTTGCGCGTGTCTGGGACGTTCGGGTCTTCTTTGTACGGGCGAAACAGAGACGGTCGCCAGAAGTCTCCGTAGATTCGATCCGTGCGCACAGAATGAAGATCGTTCCACATAAACGCGATTTGCAGGGAGAATGAGTTACGTTCGGAGCCTTCGCACGTCTCGCGAATGATCTCCGGGCCGAGCTTCTCCATCACTTCGTCACCGTCGATACATACGATCCATTCCGCTTCCACCTGCGAGACGATCTGGTCGTACAGCCAGTTCTTATCGCGGCTCTCATTCATCCCCTGAAACGGGGAGCGGAACACTGTGACTCCATAGCTTTCACAGATCGCTACCGTATCGTCAGTGGAGTTGTCATCCATGACGAAGATGCGATCACAGAGCGGCAGAATGCTCTCAAGGACCTCTCCGATCCAGCGAGCCTCGTTTTTGATCCGTAGCATCGCCGCGAACTTGCAGGTTGACCGCACGAACTCGTGAGTAGATCCCGAATGCGCCGCACGAACCGAACCGCAAGACGCGCAGATCCAACCGTCTGAGTTCCCGATCTCGGTGTACGTTGTGGGTCTAGATAGCTCGGCCAGCATAGGGTCCTTTGGGCTTCAGTACTTCAATCACGTCCATCTCTCCAACTCCGGGTACGCTGACTGATCGCGGTGTCTTGTTCCAATCGGGGAAGTAATGTAGGGTCATCCGCTCCAAGAACAGCGCGTTGGCATTCCAATCCGTGTATCGCAGGGAGCGCGGGTCGTAAGCGGTCATGCAGTACTTCAGTTGGTCGCCGCAAAAATAGCCGTTCCAGTGGTTCATCCACCGGACTACTCCGTCATGGATGCGCTGTGCGCTCTCTGGCGACCGCGTTGCGCTCTCATCGTGCGTGACGCTGATCTCAGGGATGCAGCCGATCGTGTATCCGGCCAGCCTCATGCGGGTCATCAGATCGACTTCCTCGTGATGACCTAGCTCGGTATTCATCCCGCTTGCGAGCCGTGGGTGCTCCAGGGCCGAACGTCGCAACATCCAAAAGTAGCCAGCGCTCCAGAGGCATTCGCGGTACCGCCCATTGTGGAAGCCGTAGTGCCCTGCTCCTGAGTAGACCTGACCGCACTCCTTATTCGCATCCAGCATCGCGGCCATTTGTTCGTCCCAGCCGTGCGTGTGTACGTAGGCGTCATGGTCGAGATAGGCAACTAGGGGAGTTTCTGCCAACTCCAAGAGCAGTTTATTAACGCCCCCGGCATAGCCGATATTCTTCGGTAAAGGCACATGCACCATGCGCGTATCGCGTGCGGCCCAATCTGCCGCGAGTGCCGCTGCCTCGGTGTCCGTAGGGTGCGGATTGACGATAAGGAACAGTCGCCAGTCTGTTACGCTGTGCTCCCTGATCGCGTTGATGCAGTTGCTCAGCGCTGCCGCATTGCCGTAGACAACACAACCGATATCCAGTCGCCTCACTTAGCCAGAGCCTTTCTGATCGTCTCGAAATCGCACGAACTGCAGTAATCGCTTAGGCGAACCTCAGTGCCGTCTTGGAATGTCAGCAGCCTTCCTCCGGGGTCGCACATCTCCCCAACCAGTACGGATTGTTTGATCAATTCCTTTACGTCCGATGGAATCTCGGCAATAGTCTCGCCACCGCACTCACCACAGATCATCAAGCCCTCTCCTCTACTCGCCAAACACTCACGCCGAATTCAACCGCCGCGAAGGTCGCGACCGCCCGTCCATCCTGCTCGATTCGCGCCGTGCCTCCGTTCTGCCTACACAAGCCCCACGCGGTCTGCCGTGCGATCCGTATGCAGTCCGTTTCCGGCGACTGCTTCACTTCGTTATGGAAAACTGAGTACAGAACCTTCCCCCGTATCCCAGTCATCCACTGGCCAGTCGTCTTGATCGTCTTTCGCCCATGCGGGACTCGGCATATTTACCACGAAGGCGGGACTGGGGCCAACGTTCCGAATCTCGCAGGGCGTCCCCGGTGGCACGATCACAGGTCCGTTGTTCGGGCTCGCCTCGTAGCGCACGTAGTAACCATCTACCCGCAGAATGAATGCGACTTGCCCTGAAATGCAGTGGAAGAATCCGCGCCGCTTCATGTGCAAGTGCGGCCCCTTGCTCTTGCCGGGATCGACCACGGTCACGTACACCTGATCGGGCCGCAACCATGGGGCCTCGTTCACGCTCCACAGCGGGATCAGGTAGCCGTTCGGCTCGCCGGATTTATCTTTGGTTGGGATTGGCCTCATTTGCTTATGAATTGGATACATCCGAAATCAGCCGAACACATTACCTGCGCCGCATGTTCCTCGGAGTCCAGCGCGGTTGCTTTAGAGGAAACGCCATGCTCATTGCATGGATCTCCGTCAGCGCTACCCATCAAACCGCACATCCCCATGGTGCTTTTCCAGTCGCGATGCAGTCCGAATGAAATCGGGCTTTCCCAGTACCTGCAATCCCCGCATCTCACGCTGCTACCTCGACGCCGACGGGCCGCTGGTACCAATTCGGTCCATGCTGACGAAAGCCGATCTGCTCCAACGTCGGATCCCACAATTGCTCGTACTTGTCATTGCGGCTGAGGTGCATCGGAATACTGCCGTCCGGCCCACTGCCGCAATTGAAGGCGTTCTGCGCGACGAACCAGCCTCCGGGCTTGAGTACGCCGTGAATGGCGGCAACCCAGCTTTCTACATTACATACGTGTTCCAGGAAGTCCAGCGAAACGACAGCATCAAACTGGCTCAAAAAGGCGATATCAGGCTCCCACCCTGCCGTCATCAGGTGCGTTGGTGGCCGTCCGTGCCTTGAAAATCGGAACCTAGCGAACTCATAAGTTCGGCTCCCGGCTAGATCGTGGTACGTGGCATGCAGCCCAGCCTTGAGCAGAGCCAACGTCAAATCCCCGATGCCGTCTCCGAGACACAGAACAGTTTTGCAGCCCTTCGCCACGAGCGCTTCCGCAATCCCTTGGCACTTTCCCGCGTAGTTGTATCCGGGGTCTGTGTGGTAGGCGCTCAGTTCCCAGATATATGCCTCGGTCGTGCGGTACCACTCCAGCAGCTTCGCGTCGTCGTCGCCGATGTTCGCCGCTTTGAAGTCAGCCGTTACCTCGTGGTGCAGCGGGATGAAGCCGCGACTGAGCTTCGCTAGGCACTCATCCTCACGTCTCCCCAAAAACAGCGCGATCTCCCGCGCTCGGTCTGCCACGTTCATCTGTTGTCGATCCTCGTAGTCCTGTTTGGCTTGCTTCAGGCCGTCCTCAAGGCTGCTGTAATGCAGCGAATCAGGCGGGTACGTCGTGTCTAGCGGCCTCGGTGCCAGTCCGGTGAAGGAATCATGCGATACCGCCTCGCAGGGCACTCCAGCGGCCACAGAGATGTCGTAGCGGCTGACCCTGATCGGCGTACCGATGTGGACAATCTTGCGTTTCGGCTGGTCGATCACGAGTCGCCATAGCGCCTTGGCTGCATCGCGGGCGAACAGCGGACTAAACCAGCGGTCGGCCACCTGCTTCGTGTGCGATCCGTCCAGCATCGCCTCTAGCGGATTCTTGCGCCCCTGGTGCGGCATTGGGCGGATGCCGAGAACGAAGGTTAGGCGGGCGATTGTCCAGTTGTCCCCATTCGCCGCTACCAGTTTCTCAGCCGCCAACTTCTGAATCCCATACTCGTTAACAGGGCCGCCCAGCACGGCTTGACTGGATGCGTATATCAGATGGCTCCCGTTTCGACCGCAGAGTGTGGATAGGGAGCCCGGGAAAGATACGTTTACGCCCCTGCATGCCCTCGGATTCTTCTGTACGGTGTCAACGTCACACTCTCCAGCGAGATAAACGACCGCGCCTACTGGAGAACGCTTCTCAATCCATTCGCGCAGGGAAACCGCCCCGTTTTCTAAATCCGTGCCGAAATGCCACGCATCCGCCGCCTTGCGGTGCCAGATCGGTTCGATGCCGGGAGGAACGCAGAGGCGCATGCTGGACCCCACGATCCCCGATGCTCCGAGAATCAGGACTTTCACAATGATTCCGTATGGAACGGCCCCCGGACTCCCGCGCTGTGCTGCTCTGCCGCCTCAAGGGTAATCTGCATCCGCTTTTCAGGCTCCATGCCCTTCGTAGCGAACAGCGCCCCAAGGCAGGCGTCCTCGCCGCATCCAGCCGCATCATAACCGCAGAGCGATTCGCCAACCTGGTAGTCGCTGGCGACCCTGAAAATCCTGCCGCGATATCCGACTAAGAACGTACCGCCCTTCTCGGCATCTTTATCTTTCTCTGCGAATCCGCCATCTTTCAGGCAGGTACGCACCGCATCTACGAATGATGTAGCCATGTACTCGGCGGTGTCTTGATCCGCATTTTGCTGCGGAGGTTGCAGTTTGTAGCGGAGCAGTTGCCCCATACGAAATGATGACGTGAATCCAAAGATGAACTCGCCCTTGCGGAACACCTTACTATCCGCACGTACCGTCATGCTCCAGCCACTTACCCCTGCGCTATCTCCCCCGATGTAGACCTTGCCGCCTTCACAGAACCCCGCTATGGCTGTCATCCTGCGCGCCTCATCATCCACTCTTCCTGCGTCATCGTTCCTTTCAAGTGATTGCACCGCTTGCAAAGCATCTGGCGATTCTCGATACCGTTAGATCCGCCGCGAACTACGGGCGTCCTGTGATCCGCGTGAGCCCTCTCGTCAATCGGCCTGAGGCATCCGTTGCACTCCCAATTCTGCTGGTTCAGGAGTGTGATCCGATCGTCCTTCGTGAATGTTCCGGGCAGGGCCGCTTCACGATCCTCACGCCGCTTATTGCGCAACTGAAACGGTGTAGGATCACGGCGGTATTGCTCTCTGAGTTTCCTGTTTTCTTCTTCTCTGTTCGCTTGCTTAGCCTCTGACGTCGCCTTCTTGTAGCGCTCGCCATGGATCGCGAAGTTTTTGGATTTAGATTCTGCTACCCGATCGGGGTATCGCTTCTCGTACGCCTTCTTCGCAATCCGAACCTTCTCTCGGTTTGCATCGGCCCATCTCTTGGCGTTCAGGCTCTGGCACTTACGGCAGCAATTGAAGCGCTTTCCTCTCGTGAGCGGAAAGTCGTCTATCGGCTTCCATTCGGCACATTTACTGCAGGTCTTGTGTAAGGGTGCGCTAGTATCTTGGGTAGGCACTTGATCTCCAATCCAGATCGGGTGATTAGAGCCTTGCGGTGCTTCCAACACTGCTTGGCTCGACTACTATTTTACCGCTTAATCCTCGAAACACTCAGGAAATTGGGAATTTTCTTTTGTTTTTCCCCAGTTGTCATGGCCCCACTTGCGAATGAAGATCCGCAGATTGGGCCGATAGTCGCCGCTCCCCTTGCCGCGATACTCGCTCTTCAGAGATCCATGGTCAACGAAGACGGAATCTAGAATCCCGAGCTTCAGCCCGGCATTGCGGACCATCAAGGAGTAGGAATCATCTTCCATTCCGTACGCTACATAACACTCTTCTAAAAGGCCCACAGCATCGAAAGTCTTGCGCGGGATGTATACGCACGAGAAGCACAGCATGCGGTCGTCATACCGAATCCCTGTTGAGCCCTTCGCTTGATTCTGGTTCGTGTTGCCGACGTTGTTGATCGCAGGGGAGAGGATGCCAATCTCGGGGTGCGCCGCGCATGCCTCAGCGAGCAGATTGAACCCGTTTGGTGTAGTCAGCAGGGCATCGTCGTTCGTGAGCAAACAGTCATCCGTGCCCGCGTGCCGGATACCGATGTTGTTGTTCCGCGCGTACACGAAAGGCTTCTCGCCTTGAACAATCGTGAACGGGAACACGCCGCCAAACTCGCGCATCAGATCGCCGATGCTGAGCCCGTCATTGACTACGATGATTCGGTCAGGCGTCAGGTCCGGCTGGTTGCGCAGGATCGCTTTGACGCAGGCGGTTAGGTTGTCCTCATTGCGCGAGCAGATTACAACGCGATATGGCATGTAAAGTCCAGACCAGCCTTTCGCATACGCTCCAGTTCAGCCTCCCATTGCTTGCGGGTTTCTTCTTTCTCGAACGTCCTGTACCTCTTGAGGTGAGTCGCGCACAGTTCGGCGATTTCAAAGCCAGCGGGGACGATTTCCAGTCCATCGCGTGTAGCCTTGCACGCGGCGCATTCCTTCACTACTTCCTCGGCAACGTGCAGAACCGTCGCTTCCTTCATGTCGTCGCGCCATTGATCTAGAGGCTTGTACCAATACCGATGGTCGCCACAGCCGTACATAACCTCGGCATCGTCAACCTCACCGATTACGTAGGCGCTTCCATCGCTGAGAATCGCATCCCCAGCGCGTGGCTCCGTCCGTGGATCTCTCACTTGACTGCCTCCAGAACCGCCGTCAACTTCCATACCTCGTCGGCGAGCTTCTCGTGCTTCTGCTCGATGATGCGGAAGTGGTGATTCATTCCGTACGCGGCCTTGAATCGCGTGTTGTGCGGGTTGTTGTATTCGAGATAGAACAGGCTGTTCGGGTTCCAGTAGCTCTTGTGGTCCACGTCCTGCCACGCGCCGCGCCCGTCAGTCGTGGGCACGACCATCTCGCAGCGTCCGTTAGGGACAAGCACGCGGTAAAGCTCGTTCAGTGTGTGCTTCTTGTCTGCGATGTGCTCGAAGATGTCATGCGCTCGCACGAAGTCAACAGTGGAGTCATCCCAAGGCCAGCGCTCTGCGAGGTCCGCGATTTGGTCCGCAGGCTCCGCGATGTCAACGTTCACGTATCCGGGCTCAAGCGTACTTGAGCAACCGAGGTTCAACCTAAGCAAGCAACCCTCCTGTATCCTTCCGGTAATTGATCGAAGCTCCAGTGCGACCACTCGTACTTGGGCGGGTTCGTTTCGCCCATCTGAATCCGAGCTTGCCGTGTTCTCTCACGATCTTCGATAAGGTCCATCGCGCCGTCTTTGTCGCAGGTACCATCCTTGTGGACCGTCGCGACCATCATTTGCGATCCGTCTACGCATGCCGCTCGCCCGACGTGACCGAGGAACGTGTTATCTTCCGACTTCTGCATGTCGAGAAACTGATGACTGCGCCACCACCCACGCCAGTACATGAACGATGTGCCGATGGCGTAGGACGGTCGCGCTTCGTAGCGGAACACCTTTCCGTCGGTCAACCGATGGAAGCCCATGGCGTAGTAACCAGTCAGATGCGTGTCGGGGTCGGCCTTGAGCAGTTCGATCTGAGTAGCGAGCCGTTCAGGGTGCGACCAGTCGTCGTCGTCCCAGTGCGCAATCACGTCGCCGTTCGCTGCTTGGCACGCCATGTTTCGCTTGGCTCCGACCACGCGCCGAAACTGCGAATGGTAGTAGCGCACCCGCCTGTCATGCGGGATCAGATCCTCTACGCGGTCTATCCCGTCATCGAGGATGATTAGCTCGCTGTCGGTGTACGTCTGAGACAGGAAGCAGGCGATGACACGCGGTATGAAATTGCGACGGTCCCGCGTCGGCATAATGCATGAGATCATGGTTCTTATGAGCCGACCATTGACACTGAGCTACAGGGGACAGATTTATCCGCTCGTGCTCACCGCCACTAAGGATGAAACCGGAGAAACTGTCTATGCCTGTCGTTTCGCTGATGAGGCCACGATGCCCAAGGAATTGATAGAAGAGATCCTTGACGCATTACGAATGGCTCCCGAGATAAACTAGCCTCGTCATTGTTCCACCGTCCACTTGCCGTGCCCCTTCGGACACGCGTACGTCAGCCCCGTCGAGTCCTGCGTGGTGAAGTTCTTGCCCTTCTCTCCGCACTCCGGGCACTCGTCTACGGGCCGTGCCGCCGCTTCCCGCGCATCGTCAGCGGCTTCGAGCTTCTCGTATACCTTCTGCGCAATCAGTTCGGCTAGCACCTCGATGTCAATCTTTGTTACGCTGACGAGCATTTCTGGCATCTCGGCCATTACACGACTCTCCCGGCTTATCGCCTTTTCCATCTCCCATCGCAGCGTCTCTTCTTCTCTGTAGGGAATCACTTGTACATCACTCCGAATTGCAGCTTGTTCGAGTGCAATTTGGTCTCCTGCTCGTACACTGTGGTTTCCATCTCGTACTGAATGCGCACCGTGAAATCGCCCATTGGTCCGCTGTAGCCGTCGAGCATGAATTCCAGCGTCCGAGAGATCAACTCGCATTCACGCTGTGATGTGGCGAACACGGCAACCTGTAACGACCTATCCTTGAGCACGATCGGGCCGCACTGCGTGTGCGTGGTTCGAACTGAAACCCAATCGATGACCGCGAATGGCTGCGTAGGCCGCTCTGGAGCCAATCGGTAGTAGATGCGACCACTCACTCCGGGATCGCTAGGCGTAGGCTGCAGATACGCGATGATCGAGTCTTCAATCGTCATTGACTTGGCGCTGCACTGCTAGCTCAATCAGCCCTTCCAGTTCGGTCTTCACATTGCTGATAACTTCAGCCTTCGTTGCGTCCACGGCTGGCTTGAAATACGCACGGGCTGGCATGCGTGACGTGCCAAGCTCGAACATTGACGCCAAGGACTCAGAGACTTCATTGCCGGGGCTGACCTTGGCTTTCGGAGAGCGATTGCTACGCGCTCCGGTCCACCGCCGCATCGTTTCGGATTTGTGCGCGACGACTAGAACGGTCTTTTTACGTGGCCTGGATGGCGGTTGACGATCCGCAAGGTGGATGCTGACCGCAATCTCGCCGGATATGAGGCGAGCATTGTTCTGCGCCGCCGTTTGTAGTGGCTTTACTGCCCGCCCAAGAGCCGGATAAATCTCTTCCCCGTCGAGATACTGGACGACGTTGTTCAGGCGCTCCTTGATCGGCTTGAGACCACTGATGCTGAGGTTTTTAGCTCGATATCTGGCCATCGATGATGCGGCAGTTCAGCCGTATCCACTTACGGTCGTTCGTCGGTTTTACCGCTCGGATGTCGTACGATTCGTTTTCGTTGATGCAGACGACCCGCATCAGCGTAGTCGGCCACGGCTTGAGAAATCGGATTACGAAATCGACGTATAGCTCAGAAGTCTCGTGCCCGGACGAATCCAACTCGCGACCTTGCACGTCCTCGCGGCACGCCCAGCATTCGCGAAACGTCGTCCATGCGGTAGGGTCGATCTCGTCGCCTGTAGACTTGAGCGTCGGAGCATCGATTCTGATGTGCCAGCTGAGATCGCCAGCGCCGTAGTCGTTTTGGACTGCCATTTAGAATGCCGGGATATCGAACGTGTCTAGCAGGCGGTCAACGCCAAATTCAAGCCGCTTTGAATCGATGGCGGTGGACTTACCCAACACCACCGCCTCGCGATTCTGGTACAGATGACCGGCGAACAGGCGGATAGCCGCCAAGATTGCGTCCGGTACATCGGTGTACCCTGCTGTATAGTCAATTCGGATTGCGTTGATGGATCGAAGCGCGCCCGCAGGCCACTGCATGAGGCCATATGGGATTACCAGGGCCCCGGGCTCTCTCGCTGTGTCCACATGAGCCATCGTGGTACCCGGCGAGCCTTCAATCAAGTTGCCCGCCGACGCGTACCAGGTCGTCACGAGTTCCGAGGAGTCAGTAAATGCCAGTGACTCTACCGAAACCAGGGGAGGCCACGGGAGAGTGATTGAATCGTACGGAAAATAGTCAAGGTAATACGCGAGTCGCCGCTTCAGGATTGATATTCCGCGACTGCGCTCCAGCGCTTGCCGCGCTGCCCTTATGTATCCCTCGATCAGAATGTCATCGTCGCTGAAATCGATGCGCGAATGCAGCCTAAGGTTAGTTGCGGTTACCGGCTCGTCGCTGAGCACTTCTACGATTTGTGGATAATTGCTCATCGTCGATCCTTTCGGCTGGCAGCGGAACGATTACCTTTGTTTCTAGTCGCAACGGCTGGGCATGCTCGATAAGAGCCATGCCGCGTTGTTCCAGTCTCTTCGCGATGTTTTCCGGTACCGTTGCGGTCTGCCCTGGATCGAGCGTGCCGTACAGGTCCGAAAAGATCCGCTTTTGTGCGCGTATGGTTACGAGTTGCATTGGGTTAAATATGCGGGGCCACCGCCAAGGAAGCCCCGCACGGTGGCTCTAGTAAGAGCCGGTGATGAACGCAGCCGGCCGATAGACCGCGAGGGCCAAGCGCTCTTCAGCGCGGATCGCGACCATGTTCTTAATGAAGTAGTCGGAATGTTCGGTCGAGACGTCAATCGCGGCGTCCTCACGGTCGTAGATCTCCGCACCGAGCGAGAAAGAGCCCACGAGAAAGGTTCCAGACGCGATGGCATTGGTCTCGACGATGGGCTTGCCCCATAGAGTCGGAGTGGCCATACTAGCGGGTCCACCCAGGATGTACTGGCCCTTGTTCGCCCCGCCCTCTTCCGTTTTGGTGAGTTCCATCACCTCCCAGTCGGCGGGATTAACAACGATCCCATCTACCGGATACTCGGCGATACGGGCTTGCTTGATCGCGTGACGCAACTTGTCGATCTTTGTGTCGCTCGCGACGTTGTAGCCAGTGTTGTACGCCGTGGCCTGATGAATCAGACCATCGATGTTCACGCCGGTACCGTCGCCGTTGAGCAACTGGTTGTCCTCGACGTACTTGAGGCCGTACAGCATGCGGGTGTTGATGTAGTTCTGCAGTTGGCTCAGATCGTCGAGCACCTGCCGGGTCGCCGGGATCCAGTGCGCGATGGTGCGAACCGGAACACTGGCGATCGTGAACGTCAGCGCAGACTCAGCCTTGTTGCTGGCCTCGACCTGGGGAGACGCCGCGTTGGTGAACACGTTCTCCTTGACGAATTCGATTGCGCTTTGCGTTGTAGTGGTTCGCGCAAGCAAATCGCGGACGCGTAGGGCGCGAAGCTGCGGAGAAATTATTCCGGGGACGCGCTCCGGGACCAGAATCCCAGGGGTCGAACTACCGACGGCACTAGAGGTAATAGTTGTCTTCGTCTCGAAGAAACTCTTTACCTTGATCGCGACGCCGCCCTTGTGCCAGCCGCGAGTCTGGAACCCCTTGAAGGCTTCCGATTCGATAAAGATCTCACCGAGCGTCTTGGACAACGGCACCATGCCGTCATTCCCACCGGGGCGATGGAACATGGCTTCCAGCCCGTCCATCCGCTTCACTACACGGTCGAGCGCTTCCTTGGTTTCGGGGTTGGCTACGCCGTTCTGCTTGATCTCATCGATCTGCTTCTGTGCATACGCCTTATAGTCCTGGACGGTCTGTACGATCTCATCCCGGACAGATTTGACCTGTTCGTTCAGTTCCATTAGGAACCTCCTCCCGCCTCACGGCGGTAGCTTTCGTTTGGGGATTGCCTAGCGAATTCCTGCCAGGACTTCGGTCTTGAACAGCACGAGAGTCTCGGCACTGTCCGGTGTTGAAAAAGCTTTATCGCCACTCATGGCAGCGTCGATGACGCTCTGGATCAGATCGCGTGCCTGACCGAGCGTGTCCATGTTCGCGGCAGAGATCATGCGGCCCGCCTTAATGACATGCTTGGCCGCCGCCAGCACCATATGGGCGCGCACATCAGACTGATCCGCCTTGTGCTCCGGCTCGGTGCCGTCCGCCATCTGTTCCATTTCGGCGCTCATCATGGCGAGGTACCTGGGCAGCCAAGCCATGTAGGCATCATGGAATTGAGATATGGACATTTCTGCCGCAGCCGCCCGCTGTTCATTCGACATGCCGGGATCCCACACTGCGTCATCGAGAGAATCACCGAGCGCGTACAACATCAGATACTTCGTAGCGCAGAGTTGCGCCTCGTCAAGCTCTTCGTTGAAGTCTTTGGTGGACTTCACGGTCGTCACCAAGGCCAGCGGGTTCATCGGGAACGTGACCACCGAGCCCTCGTACAGCTTGATCTCACTGAGGTAGCGAATGCCCTTCTCGATCTTGTCCTTGATCGACTGGTAGCCTATCGAAAGCCCCTTGATAACTCCGCGCTTCATGAGCGCGTGCGACTCGCGGGCCTTCTCGACTTCAAGAACGTAGATGCCCTTTACCTTGAGCCCGACTTCGCTGTCCTGAATCTCCAGTAGACCAATTGGTGTTTTCTGGTCATGCTGCCAGAGCATTGGAACTGTGTACTTGCTCTCTTCCAGGCTCTTCGTGAACGCTCCGCGCTCAACTACATCGCCGCCTAGATCGACGTTGCCATATACCGAAAGCAGCCCCTCAAAGGTCCCATCCTCGGAGACCTCTTTCACCTCGAAATGCAGATTTTTGATATCCATCGCGGCTCCTTATGCCTGAGATTTCACGCGGAAGATCCGCGACTTGGCTGGTGGTTGCTGGTCGATAGCCGGATCAACACCGAGGGCGTCAGAGACGGCCTGCATATTCAACTGCACGTAGTGCTCATCGCCGCCATCCACTGGGTTCAGCCCCATGTAAGCCCGGACCTCGTTGATTGCGTAGACGCCTTTCTCCAGCATCCGAGCAAACCCGTCAGTCTGTGTTTTGAAATCGCCACGCAGCAAGCCTTCGATTGCATGTTCGGCGAATACGTTCGGCTCGTTGACAAGCAGGCACCTCTGAATCGTTTGCTCCCAACGCACTAGCCACGGTCGCAGCGTGTTGGTGTAGTACTCGATTGCAGACTGCTCGATATTTGAGAACGTTGCCCTCTCAAGGTCAGCGAGTTTGTGAGGCGGCATCCGAAACAACCGGCAAACTTCCAAAATCTGAAATCTG